TGGGTGAAGTCCCTAGTGCCGCAGACACATCTTCAATCGTTACGATATCAGAAAGGGATGTCATCGACTGGTTCGCTTATCTGATTAGGAACAGGCGTAGGTGCGTCATTCACAGCTGTCTGTTCACGCTTGTCAGAGATCTTCAATGACATATAGCGTTGCGTGTTACCGTCGCCGTCGTCCTTTTCCTGAGTCCAAGCAGCAATACGCCGCCCATTCCACGGGCCTGTGTATGCTGGTGCTTTCGGGTTCTCTGTCTCATTGTCAAACAAAGTCCCGACCTTTTGATACAGGTCAAAGATTGATCGTCCATCAGGTAGTTCTGATTTAACAACGGCGACCTGTGTGTCATTGCCGTTGTCATTGATAGGGCCACTCAAGATCATCTTCTGTGTTGTCTTGATTGGGAACGCTGCCCCTGAGTCTGTGTTGTCATACATTATTGAACCCTCCAGATGCGGATAACTTCATTGTCGTTTTGTTGAACCTTGCGTGTCACAAGCTTGCCGTCTGACCCCCAAGGTTTTTGTTGATATTGGACACTGCAAATCTTGTTGGCTTCTTGGCGTGTATCTACATCCACGCAATCGCCAATCTCCCAAGCATGCATCCATTGATATCTGCTGAAACGGTGACCTATTCGTTTTTCTGGGACAGGAATACCTTTCTTAAAACTCGGCATGTTGACCTCCATTGCTTGATGTTTTGGGTGGTGAGTTGAAGCTGACGACGGCTTCCGCTGCTGGTTTGGAGGCAGCGTTGCCGTCGTCTTCTTCTGACGGGATGCCAAAGGCGGCTTGCAGTCCGTACCGTTTGGCGTAGGTAATGCCGGACCCCATAGCTTGGGGGTTAGTCGGGTCTTTGACTTTGATGAGCGTCCGGCCTTCGACCATTTCGCCGCTGCCGACATGCCAGATTTTAGTGACGATGAAATCAACGATGCCGTGTTCAACGACAATGAAGTCAGTCGTCTGTGTCCATGTAATGCCATACTCAGTTGCCGTGTTTACGCATTCAACAACATCTTCAAAGTTGGAGAAGCTGCTTTTGAAGTGCGGGTTCCTGCCATTCTTAGGGGCAGATGGGGACGTCTCACGCCATGCCAGAAGCGCGGCAGCAAGTGTCTTCGGATCAGTTGGGTGTTTCTGCGTCTTTGCAGTTGTGTTAGGTTTAGTCATCAAACCGACCTCCAGTCTGTTTGGTCGGGCGAGGTATTTGCAGATGCCTCGCCCATTTTATATTCAACCCATGTCGCATTACCGTTGCTCTTCTGGATTGAATCTATGGGATGCCCGTCTTTGCGTAGGTCATAGACCCGTGCAGCCAGCCTCATGCAGCTGAACTCACGCAAAGCAGTAAGCGGTGAGATAGTCTTGCCTTCTTGAAGCGCGGCAAGGATGGTTTCATTTTGCGTCATGCTAGACCTCCTTCTTTTGCACGATGCGAATACCGGCTTTAGTCCGGCGTACAGCAAGAATGTCTGAGTAGATCTCACGCTCGTCATGCGCGATCATCTGCTTCAGATCTTTCTTGGCTGATTCATGTAGGGCGTGGCTGTCCTTCGTTTCTATGAAGGTCATGGCCCTGTCATTGAACTCATTGTCACCAGCCACATCACGCTTGATCATGTCATCGATGTTGATGTGATCGATCTTTGGCTGGGCCACTGGGTAGTGCGGCATCATGGGCTGCTCGTCTGAAGTAACAAACTCCCAGAACTGACGCAGTGGTGACTTCAATGATTCTATGTAATCTACATCACGGCTGACACGGCACATCTTCCAGTCACGATTGCCAAAGATGTTGGCAAAGTGCATGACATCCAGTTCAGCCACCCACATATAGAATTGTATCTGCGGCATGTATCGTTGAAGCTGCAACTCAAGTGTGTTGCGCTCATAGGTATGCTTGCACTCAGCACCGATGCGATGTTCTTCTGGGAAATCTGAATAGCCAAAGCCATCAAGGACAGCGCGGAGCGGGATGCCATCCCAGACTTTTTGTGTTTTGAATTGACGCTGAAGCTTGATGTTTGTGTGCTTCTCAACCAGAGAAACATTGAACTCTTCGGTGGCAATGCCAAGCTGCACAGGGAACACATTGCTTAGATCGTCGGACTGCATGCGCCCTGTCTTGATCTGCCAAAGATGTTCCCAGTCACCATCCATGATTGTCATCATGTCGGTGCCGCCGATAAAGCCCATACGGGTGTTCATTTCATTCATTACCAATCTCCTCTTTGCTTGCGCTCAAGGATTTCCCCTACGCAAAAATTGCATAGGAAAAACCCACCGACATCTTTGTCAGGATGCTTTTGCATTTCGCCTTTGAACTCTGAGCAGCGGCAGCAAAGTTGGCTTGGATGAATGGGATCACCATTCATGTCTGTAGTAAGTTGATCGCTCATATTGACCTCCAGTCATTTCAGTAGATTACTGCACAAATGCAGTTGTATCAAGTCATTTCATGCATAAATGCAGGGCTTCGCGTATCTTTAGTCTGTTTCTAGCAAGCCATTCATACTCCTTGTGGAAGTCAGCAAAGGCTGGCCAGAAGGTGTTACGCTGGATAACCAGCTTGAGAACACGATTAAAGATGTCTGCGGGCCAGTCTTGCATCTGATGTGCATATAGCTGGACACGCATGGCTGCATCTTCTGGAGACTCGCCGGACGGTTTGACCATCAGCATCATCGATGTTAGCAGCGCTTTCTCCATCTGGTCAGGAGGCAGCGGCACAAAGGCTTTTTGAACTGTAGGCAGTGTATCCCAGCAATAGCCAGCTTTGTGTGCATCCTTGCGGATATGCACGTTGTAGCTCGTGACTTCATAGAGGTTATCAATGTTTGGTTGAAGCCAGATTCCCAGCTGCTTTAGCAAAGAAAGAAGGGCCTTGTCTGTTTCTCGTGGGTCCGCTGACCGGAGCGTTGTCAGTGCCGCCGACTTCTCTGATGTACTTAGCGTCAAGGCACCAGCTTCTGTATTTGGGTTCCCAGTTGGCGAACTCAGACCCGACTGCTGCCCAGTGATTACGGAACTTAACTTCTTCATGGTCATGATCTATCTCCCTGCCCATGGTTTCGTTGATGGCTGCACGTATCTTTTCATCAGCTACCCAATCATCAGGAACTGGATGCCTGTTGTTTGTTCTCTGATTACTTATTGATAGCTTAGGGTCTAGCTCCTTGACTGGGTGGTCAAAGAGCTTGACTGGTATGGTATAGCGCATTGACTGGCCGGGTTTGTGGCTGCGCTGCACAAATCCATGTTTGTCTAGCCATTTGATTTTGGTGATGACTGTCTGGCGTGACAGGTGCGTGATTTTGCAAAGCGTATCGATGCTGGGAAAGCACTGGCCAGAGTCATTGGCAAACCTGGCTAATGCAATAAGCACAAGCTTTGCAAGACCGTCACCGATGTCATGGTTGATGACAGCATCGACGAGCTTGTAGGACATTAGGACTTATCAATCTGTATGAATTGCAGAATGTTTTGTGGACACCCGTTGCGTTTCCATGCTTTGAGGCAAGCCTCATCAATTAAGTCTGGCTCTTCATGCTCAAAGAATATGTGTGAAAGTCCTTCATCCATAGCATCTCTGACAAGCGGCCAGTCTGCACGGGTGCAGTGTATTTGAATGCTAGTCTTCCGTTCGATTACCTTTATCATTGCGCGACCTCCAGATACGCTCGACTGTGGTGTCAGGCAGGATCAATATCCATTTGGGATCAGTGCCGTTGCCACGTTTGTAGATAGCAGCATCGCGTCCTTCTAAGACTGTGAAGGGGGAGGGGAAGGTTCCCTTGCGATACTTGACTTCAGTGATGATGTCTTCCCCGTTAATAGTTAATATTAAGTCTCCTCTATACTCGCCGCCCAAGCTTCCAGAGAGCGGCTGCTTTTTCGTTTTGATCTGCCACGCCGTGAATAATTTGACGAACCAGTTTTCGTGGTAGTTTCCTTTTGAGCGAGCGCGACTTGCCATGTCTGGTCCTCATAACAGGTGAGACAGATTGTGTACCAACTGGGTGTTGGGTCTTTCATTGGGCAGATAAAGTAGGGAGTGACCGTGCCGCAAGCATCGCACTTGGCTGACTTACCGACGCGATCGTATCTCGATTTCACAGTCCAATGCCTCCAGCCAACAGAGCAAAAGGAAGCCAGACGGCAATCGCTTGAACTGTTCCCATTTATGAATCAGGCTGGATGCACACCCGATCTTGTGTGCCAGTGCTTCTTGAGACAAAGAGGCTTCGTGTCGTGCTTCAACCAAACGGCTGACGACAGCGTGCCAGTTTGGGTCAATGGTCACTGGCTGTTTTAAGTGCGTAAATTCTGTTGATGGCATCCAGAACTTTCACCGCAGTATCAAAGCGCATATCATTTCTTTGCTTGGCTCTGTAGAACGTGCTGGTTGGTATGTCAGCAGCAACAAAAGCAGTGCGTAAATTGATATGTCTCTGATTACACAGAGTATTTAATTGTTCATAGTAGCTTTTCATTCTAATAGAATACTGCAATAATGCAGCATTGCAAGCAAGAATGACTGAGTTATACTGCATTAACGCTTGTAATAGTCTTATCACAATCAGTGTATGGTCTGCAGAAATGCAGGATAAGGGAGACTGATTTTGGACGAAAGCGAAAGAAGGTCTATCAGGGTTTGGTTAAGACAAACCATGAAAGACAAAGGCATGTCTGCAAATGAGTGGGCGACCAAAGCTGGTACGTCGCCCACTAATATTACAAGGTTTTTGAATTCGGATACCAAATACATTCCGTCATCGCGAACCATATCAAAGCTATCAAAAGTAGTTGGAACGCAGCCGGGTTATTTTCAAAGCGCACAGGGCGATACGATACCTGTTAAAGATGCGAGTGGTGCTGTGGTCGATATGATAATTGATCCAAAAATGGGAAAAGTTGAAGCTTATCAATTAGGATCATGGACAGGTTATGGCGCTGGAGGAATCCGTTCATTCTCAACTGTGGTGGTTGCTACTGATCAAAAAGTTAAAGATGGTGATGTTGTCGCTGTTGAAGAAGAAGAGCATGGTATTTTAATTGGTCAGGCAATGGGCAAATTTATTGTGTTCAAGCCATCTGATTGGGAGTTTGACAAGCCTCCATTGGAAATTAAAAACACCAAATTAATTGGCAAAGTTGTGCAATCAATCACAAAGTTTAATCAAAATAAGCAGGACTAAATGCCCTGCTTATTTAATTAGTCTCTATACGGCACTGCATCATCAACGTGATGTACTTGTTCCCAGATCTCTGATGGCTTGCTTGATGATTCCTTGGCGAATGACAATGCAATGTCACGCGCATGTTGCTCATCAGCTGCATTGATCTGATCAACGTGATACTCATACGTCACGGTGATATCATATCTAGGCATAGAGTCGCTCCGTTTCTTTGTTCATCTCATGGATGTCTTCGTCTGTAATTTGAGGACGGAACAAGGGATAACGACAACGCACAAACTGGTTGTCGCATTCACCACCTGAATGAAGGGGCCATGCTTCAGCGGTCAGTTCGTTGATGTAAGGATCGCCGTTGGAATCATTGATAAGTAAGGTGTAGGTAGACCCATCTGTTGATTTGACTATAAGCCTGAGTTCAGTGCTTTTCTGATACACCTTGCGTTGAATAGTAATGCCGTTTGCAGCGGCAGTAATTGCAGTTACTGTCATGATGACCTCCAGTTTTAAAAAGATGCAGGGGTTGTTGCACTTCCACTCATTACAAAGCCAAGCAGAAAGTGGTTTACGATTGCAGTCGCAGCACAACTCTGCCGATGCCCCTGCTCACCGCTAGGAGCCTCTACTTGGCTAAGACTTTCCATGATGATGAGCGAAGCATTGCAGCTACCTGATTGCTGCGCTGACGCTCGACGTTCTGTGGCTTGGCTGCATCAGGGTGTGATGCCCACCATGTGGCTGTGTTGTAAGCAGACCACAAGTTGCTGCCCATGATAGATGCCTCGTCATTCCACTTGCGTAGAAGCACCTCCATCTGCTTGTTGTTGATGCGGTCTTCATACTTGGATGGGTAAGCGGCAAGCGTTTCTTCAAACAGGCAAGTCACACTGTGTGTGTCACATCTGGTGTTCATCCACTTTTGCCAGGTTGATTTCTGATTGAAGAACATATCCAAAGCTGTTTGTAGTTTGCCAGCTTCTTGGGCAATGCTGACACCAGCTGTATGCTTCTTGTATGTCTTGGATATAGAGTCAGCAGTCGTGCATCCATTCAGACACCACAAACGTAGACCCTCGGCT